GTTGTAAGGCTCGTGCAGCCGTAGAACATGGAGCGGTAGCAGTTGATTCCCAGCGTAGTTGCGGGCAGCGACGGTGCTGTTGTAAGGCTCGTGCAGCCGTAGAACATGTAAAAGTAACAGCCGTCCGCCATTGAGGGGCGATTGCCACCTTTAACGGTCGAATAGTCTAATAGAAGGTCAACATCCCCGTTGCAGGCGATATTCGTTCCGACAATGCTCCATTTTGTACTGCTGGAATTTACTCCGGTTATTTTTGAATTTCCTGTCCCTCTGAGATAAATGCAATGATTGTTTTCGATTTCGCCAGAAGCAATAGCGCTGCCGTCCCACGTTTGCCATCCGCTTCCGTTGGTATATTCTAATTTGCCGTCCCAATTTTTGGGAGCTGAGATAGAAAATGGATTTGGTGATGCGAACTGCAATGCTGTATCGAGGTCATCCGGCCACGCTGCACGGCGTCTCATCCTTGGATAGTTTACGATCATGTCCTCACCTCACGATGCAAAGCTGACCGGCTGGATCGATACATAAACCTCCGCGGCTGCCGTCGGGATCTCGTCACACTGGAAGGTCAGAGAATCCGCCCCGTGGCCGACGCACTGCACATAGCAGGAATTCCACGCGCTGTCATAGCTTTCGTCAACGGGGGAACAGATCACCCTCTGCTTTGTTCCGTCGGCAAGGATGCCGGAGACCGTAACGGTCTGCTGCTTCGTGCTGCTGTTCCACCCCGACGTGGTCAGCGTCACCTTGCGCATGGTCACAGTTGCAGATGCCCCGATGTTGTCCCGCGCCTGCTTTTTCTGTTCGGAAGTCAGGTCCTGAGCAACATCGTATCGGACAGGCGCAACCGCGCCGCTGATCCGATCACCCGCCGCATTGTGCGCGGTGACGCCGGCCATGAGCGTCTCCGGCGTTACGGTGTCCCCGGTCAGGTCGAGCAGGACTGTTCCGTCGCTGAGCTGGACTTTGTTATTGGCCATGCCGCACCCCCTCAGCCGATGGTGACCGTCTTGCCCCCCTGTGCATTGTCGGTGTAGGCAATGGGGATCGCCGCGACCGTAACAGAACTGAGGCAATTGTACCCTTCGTCGGGCAGGACCTCCTGCGAGGCAAACGTGGGCGTGACGCTCTTGGCTTGCGGCTTCATGCCCTCGCTGCCGGACATCGTGCCGAGCACGCCGAGGACGGTGATTCCCTCGCGAATGTTAGCGGGGATTAGCTTCGCCTCTTCGGCTGCGTCGATCTGCGCCTTGCCGCTGCCGTCGTGGTAGCCCTGAGGGATGGTGACCGGCTTGCCTTTTTCCGTAATACTGAGCGTCTTGGCCCCGTTGTTCGGCATGGTACCGGTGACCTTGCTGCCGGTGACATAGGCCGTCTTGCTGGCAAGAATTTCCGCCGCGCCCGCGGTGGCGTCGCCAGTGTCTGCGTCAAATTCGCAGGAGCCGGTGATGGGCGCGCCGTCCTTGCCGTGCGCGGTAAAGCCCTTGAGGAGCTTGTCTGCGACCACGGTGTCCTGAGTGAGGTCCATGAGGACTTCGCCGCTCGAGAGTACGATTTTGCTGTTGTACTGATTTTCAGCCATTGAAAATACCTCCGATAAAAATTGTTTTTCCGCCCGAGGGGTTTTCCACACGGGCGACTGCAATGGGATCAACGGTCACATTGTCTTTCAGAAGCCTATCCTTTGTGGCAAGCTCCTGCGTCTCAAAGTCGGGCGTCACGGTATATGGGCCGTCATACGGCTCGCCGCCGCTGCCCCCGCGGATGGTGACGTCAAACGCTACCGAAAGCGCCGTTTTCTGCGTTAACTCGAACGTGACCATCAGATCACCTTCCTACTCAGCGCACGCTTGACGTCAAGGCGCTGCATTTCCGAGCCGATCACATCGCCGCTCGGGAACTTCACGCGCACCTGCATGGGGCAGACGGTCGGAAGACCGAAGGTCTCCGTCTGCGTGAGGGGAAAGTGAAATTTGCCGTCGGAAAACGTGACATCGCCCGGATAGGTCTTGACGAGGTTCAGCAGCGCGATCTCGACCAAAGAGACGGCCGGAGGACTGAGCGTCTGGCCCTCGTTGGTGATCTCCACGTCGATGGAGTAAGCGTCGCCCTGTACCATTACGTCGTCACCTCCGTTGCGCTGACGGCGCCGGTGTCGTCCACCGTCAGCTTGAATTTTTTCGTGCTGCCCGCCGTCGAGGAGGGGATGATGATCTCGCCCTCGTCCACGCGCTGGAGCAGCGCGTCGGACTCCTCGACGGAATAAATACTTGTTGCGTAAGTGTCTGGCATGATCCGCCTCCTTACTTGATGATCCTGCGGCCGAGCCGGTCGAGCACCAACTTGCCGTTCTTGTCCTTGAGCGGGCCGGACTGCAGCTCTTTTTTCTTGCGGTAGTAGAGGATGATGCAGCCGTCGCCGCCTTGCCCGCCTCCGCCGCCGCTGCCGCCGTCAATCCACGCGCCGCCCATGTTGTTTAGCATAGTAAACTGTGGAGTGTGTGTGTTCCCATCTAAACTTGAGATGCTTACAGACGCATTGATACTTGCGTTTCCAATGGCACCAGCGCCACCGCCGCCACCGCCGCCACCGCCGCCGGAGCCGTAAGTCAAAGCGTTGCCGCCGTTCCCTCCTTTACCGCCAAAACCAGCATCGGCAAAGCGCACATTTGCGTAAAAATGTGGAAGGGCTGTATTGTTACCTTGCCCGCAGTATCCGAGAAGACTTGGGCGGTAATTGTAAGCGGAACCGCCCTGAGACCCTTTGGCGCCAGAGCCTCCAGCCCCGCCAGCGCCACCGCCGCCAGCGCCCTGATTGGAAACGGTGGCACTACAAGTATAGGTATAGTACTTTTCGCCTGTATTTAAAGAGTATCCGGTGCCGCTCTGCGTCGGCGTTGCGCTTGCACCAGATACAGCGCGCCCCCCGGGAACGTCCCCTGAACTTTCGCCCATCGACCCTACGTTGCCGCCTTTTGCGCCGGCGGAACCGTCTGTACCCCTTTTCGCATAGGTTTCTAAGGTTATAGGATCGGTAAAACCAGCTACCGAAGATGCTCCGTCAGCGGTTGTCAATGCCCCAAATACCGTTTCGCTTACATCCGCGCCGTTCTCAATGCTACTGCCGCAGGCGTAGGAAATGGAACTGAGCTGCGTCACATCAATTGTTTGATCCAGGACCTTGCCGCCGGAACCGCCGGCACCACCGGAGCCGCCAGGCTGAGCAGATGTTCCCTGAAACGATGCGGACGCTGGACTAATATTTGGTTTAAGTTCTTTTGACACCACAATAGACGACGACCCGCTGCTTCCGTTCGCGCCGTTTTCACCGCCACCAATCAGCACTGCACGGACTTCGGTAATACCCTCCGGGACCGTCCACTCGCCTGAGCCCGTGAGCAGCACGCGCTCGTCGTAGTATTCAGTGGTTTCCGGCTGCGGGGGGAGAAAACCGACGAGCGCCGAGGTGCGGGACTTGAGCAGGCCGGAGATCGTCGTCTCGCGCGAGGCGATGCAGGCGAGCGTCTGCTGTTTGTCCCACTCGTTCCAGAGCGAGACGACGTGCCCGGCGTGCTCGGCTGCTGGGTTGACGTCCACGGTGAGCTGCTCGCGGCAGGCGTAATAGGCTGCCATGCGCTGCGCGACCGCAGAGGAGTTGACGAGCGAGACGAGCGTCGCGTCGGCGATCTCCTCGACGTTCTCCGCCGCGCCCTCGGTCACGGTGCGCGTGACGACGCGTCGATTGTGGACATAGCTTTTGCCGGTGAGCTTGCCGGTGCCCGCGGAGAGGACGGCGTAGTTCGCGCCGCTCTCAAGGACGGTGAAGCCCTCGGCCGTGAGCGTGTGCGCCGGCTCGTCAAACTCGATCACGTCGCCCTGCTGGGCCGTGCCCTCGAAGAGCGTGACGTCCTCCGTGCCGGCAATGTACTGGTGCTCGGTGACGGCGACCGCGCTGACGGGGTCGAGGTACTTGACCTGGATGTTTGCGGCATGGACGCTCCCAGGGCCGATGATGCTTGCCGTGCCGTTCCAGAGCTTCTGCACGCGCAGCGTGCCGTTTTCGTCCGTGTGCAGCCACGCGCCGATGGCAAAGAGCACCTGCACGAGGCTGTCGCGCGCCGAGGCGATGGGCAGCCAGCCGTAGAGCTTGATGCCGCGGTAGACGGTCTCGACGAGCACAGGGATGTCGCCGCAGATTTCCGCGACGACCTCGGCGACCGTCTGCCCGGTGTAGATGCCGCCGCGGTGCGGCCGGACGATCAGCAGCCCGACCGCGGAAAGCGTAGAGAGCGTGTAGAGCTTCGGCCCCACGCGCGTGACGCTCTGCAGGTAGTAGACGCCGACGCGGTTGCCGGAGCGGAAATACTCGACCTTGTCGTTTTTCTTGAAATTCCGGATCGTGCCCGATTCGGACACGACGGTAATGTCGAGCGTGTCCGCCTCGAGCGCGTCCGCGCGCAGCTCCTTATACTCGCCCAGCACGCCGGGAGACTTTGCGGGCAGGGCGTTGTCCTCGGCGAGGAGCTCGCCTTTGTATTTTACGGTGTTCAGACTCATCACTTGGCCCTCATGGTAACGCGGAAGCCGTTCCACCAATGCGTGCCGCTGTCGTCGAGCAGGACGGACACGGTGTCGACCGTGGGGTGCGCGGTGATGGTTTTCTCCGCGCCGGTCCAGAGGTCGAAGTAGCGGAAGAGAACTTCGTTTTTGAGGCACGCCGTCAGCAGCGCGGTGATGCGCTCGGTCGGCGCGTCGTTGGTGGTGCCGACGATCGTCGGCTTGATGGCGAGCAGATCGCGCTGCTCCTCGCCGGAGCACATGAGGCCGCCGTTCTCGCCCTCGCGGAACTCGTAGGTGACCTCGTAGCCGTATTTGTGGAACAGGTCGGTGAAGTCCTGCCCGTCCACAATGAAGGGGTATTTTGCCATCAGGTGCCCTCCTTTCCGGCCAGCGGGGTGCCGCGCCGGCGGCCCTCGGCCTGCATGAGCGGGTATTGCTTGCGCGCGAGTGTCTGGCCGTCCAGCTCGAGCGTGACGTCAATGGTCACGTTCTCGCGCCGTGCGGCGCTCTGTGCGGTCGCGGGAGACGGGGCTGGGGGGAAAGCCGATGGAGCGCCGGACGCGCCGTAGCGCGCGGCAGAGCGCCAGAGCGCGGCCTCCTGCGCATTGAGGACGGCCTCGTCCGCGTGGAGCTCGGCGAGATAGCCGTCGTAGGGCACGCGGTCGAGCCCTGCGGCGTGGGAGCCAGAGAGGTGCTCGCGCAGCCTCGCCTCGGCGCGGTAGCGGGAGTTCTTCGAGGTGGACGAGCGCTCCACGTTTTTTTCGTTTGCTTCCTCGCGTGCCTCGCGGATCTTCGAGATCAGATCACTAATAGCGGTGATCGCAGCCGTTACGCCCTCAACAATGTCCGCCGTGAATCCGATGATACCAGCCGCAATGGGTGTCAGCAGTTCGCCCAACCGCGCCATCGCCGCGTTGAGCTTCTCCTGTGAGGCGTTCATGGTCATGATGTCCTGGTTGGCGTCCTTCCACGCCTGCCCGGTCTCCCGCAGGCCCTGATTGGCGAGCTGCACGAGCACAAGCTGCGCACGCTCGGATGTATCGGCGCAGGCTTCGAGCTGCCGGTTGAACTCGTCCTCATTGACGCCCGCCCAGTTGAGCACGTCCGCAAAGACGCCGGTGACCTTTCCGGCCTGCACGGTCTCGTTCACAGCCTCGCTCAGGCTGTCGATCGGGATCGAGTCGCCGTAGGTCGTCCACGCGCCGATGACATTGTCAATAAGGACTTTAAGGTCTTCCTGCGCGAGGCCGAGGGCTTGCAGGTTCGCCGTCGCGGTCGCGGCGGTCTGCGTGTCGCCAAGCACGGCCTGCAGTTCTTGGTAGACCTGCGCAGTCTCCTCGGCTGTGTAGCCGGCGGCCGCGCTGGAGACCTCAAGCGTGCCCATGATCTTGCGGTATTCCTCGGTCGATTCTACGATTTCAAAGATCGCATCTTTTACCGCCTTTGCGCCTGTGACGATGGCGCCGCCAACCAGCAGCCCCTTGAGATTGCCGAGCGCTGAAGTTACGCCGCCAAGGTTAAAGCTGCCGTCCTCGTTGCGCAGGCCCTTGAGTGCGCCACCGATGCCGCCGAGGCCATCGTCGAGATCATCGGTTTGGCCTGCGGCATCCTTGACCGCCTTTCCGTAGCCGTCGATGCTTTTCGCGCAGCCGTCCGCGCTGTCTTCAGCCTCTTTAAGCAGTTTGTCGTTCTCGCTCAGCTCGTCGTTAAGCTTGGCGAGCGCGGTCTCCGCGCTTAAGAGCTGCCGACGGTAGCTGTCGGTGCGGCTGTCCGCCTCGCCGTAAGCCTCCGCCGCCTCCTCGACCGCGCCCTGCAGGGAGACGATCTTGCCAACCTGCTGCTCAATAGACTGCTTGAGCAGGTTGTGCTTGGCGCGCAGCGCCTCGGAGCTGTTCGCCTGTCCCTTGAACTGCGCGTCGACGAGCTTCATTTCCGCGCCGAGGTTGCCCAGCTCGCGGTTGACCGCCGCAAGCTGCTTTTTGTATTCCTGCTCGCCATCGATGGCAAGCCGTGTGGTGATCTGGCGTACTGCCACCGCTCACCCCTCCTCTCGTTTGAGTCCGCGCCGGCGCTCCTCAAGCTCCTGCAGGTCCATGACCTGCCCCGGCGTAAGCAGCAGGCCCTCGCGGACGCTCAGGCGCAAGAACTGCGTCAGGAGCTGGAGCCAGAGCGCGCGCGTCACGGAGATCCCGTTTTTTTTTGAAGCTCCACAAGGCCGAGGTCAAGGTCGCCCGTCTCTTTCTCCTCGCGCCGGAAGCCGAGGACACTGGCGGCGAGGATGGCGTCCTTCGCCGCGTTAACCTCGCGCGGGGCGAGGTTGACGCGGAAAAACTGCTCGGTGAGGACGGGGCCGTGCGTCTGGCCCTGCCAGCGGCGGTACAGCTCGCCCTGCTCGGAGAGCTTGAATAGGTAATAGCACACCGCCTCGAAGCTCTTCTTGCCGCTGCCCTTGATGGGATCGGTGATAAAGCCCTTGGTGCCGAATTTATCGTAAATGTCGAACAGCGCCTGGCCGTTGAGGAGCAGATAGAGGTGCTGCCCGCAGAGATCAACTTCGTGTACTTTCATATTTGCCTCCAGTTTGAGAAAAGGCGCAGCGGGGTGCTGCGCCTTTTCGGATTCCTTAGCCGCCGACCGCGGCCTTGACCTTGCCGTTGACCCACGTCTTCGCGGCGGCCTCGGTCGTTAGCTCGTCGCTTTCGATGCGGTACTCGCCGGTGTTGCAGGCGTCCACCGAGAGCGTCAGTTTGGGGCTGTCGAGCACGATGGTCTTCTGCTTTGTGTTATAGGTGCGCCCGTCGAGGCTCGCCTTGACCTTGGGGTAGAAGATGCCCTTGTAATATTTCGAGCCGTCGGCCTTGATGTTGGTCGTGTAGAAGCCGAGGCAGCCGTAGGGCGCGGTGTCGTTGCTGGAAAAGTGGATGTCCTTCGCGCCCTCGGTGCTGTCGATCTGCGCGCCGGTGACGGCCGAGGCGGTCTCGTTGGGCAGCTCCAGCACGCCGACGGCGAGCGAGCCGTCGACAAACTCGCGCAGGTAGATCTTGCGCACATCGTCCGCGCGCGATTCGACCTCGGAGAAGTTGAGCGTTTCGGCGACGCTCATGAGGTCGCCGAGCTTCATCGGCGTGCCGTAGTTGGGCAGCGCGTCCTCCGGCTCGGGATTTGACGCCGCGAACGGCGCCCACTGGAGATTTTTCGCTCCATACTGAGGCATAGTTGTGCCCTCCTTTACAGGTTTTTGGATTCGAGGAATCGGTTGTAGACCATAAACTCTGCGGTCGTGGTCTCGTCGGCGCACTTCTCGTTGGCCTTGCGGATAAAGCCGCGCGCCTGGATGCTATCCGTGCCGTACTCGTTGACGTAGGCAATCTCGGCGTTGCGCGTGGTCGTATTGCCGCGCCGGCGCGTGCCGGTTGGCGTCACATAGATGCCGCGCTCGCCGTTTTTTACCTTGACCTTGCCCTTTTTGATGCACTCCGCCGTGATGCCGGTCGAATAGTCGCGCCTCTGTCGGCTGTTGCGGTAGCCGCTAAACTTGCCGAGCTTGCGCGCCTCGGCGCGCTGTGCCTCGACCACCACGTCAGCCCCGGCGTTGAGCATCGCGTCATGCACGTCGTCGGGCAGCTCCGCGACCTGCCGCATCGAGAGGACGAAGGTGTCCAGCCCGTCAAAACGGATCTCAGCCACTGCGCTCATCTCCCAGCCAGCGCCCGACCGCATCGAACTCAAAGACATAGTGCTGTCCTGTGTGGTCGGTCGCGTTTTCGATCAGTGCGGGGGAAAAGTCCTCCGCGGCTGCGATCGCCGCCCAAAGTGCGCGGCGCGTTGGCACGGTGTTCGTCTTGAGCGGCGCAAAGTAGTGCAGCTGCACGAGCGCGCGCTGCAGCTGCGCGGTGTCGTCGGCAAGCGCCTCGGGCTCGAGCGGAAAATTGAACGTGCAGTACTCCTCCGGCGGCGTCTCGCCCGCCTCTGTGACCAGCAAATCCGGCACGCACACCGGCACGATCGGCGTCACGACCGCGATGATTCTCTCATTCAGCGTCATACCTTGCCCTCCTGCGTGATGCGCTCGCACCAGAACTCCATGTACTTCCCTTCGTCGCCGTAGGTGTTGACGTAGAGGATGTTATAGTCGCGCCCGTCGTAGCAGATCGTGAGCCGACGGTCGAGCAGCGCGGGGTCGGCGCGCGTAAGAAAGCGCACCTTCGCCTCGCCAAACTCGGCGTTTGCCCGGATCAGCTCCGTGCCGCTCGTCTGCGAAAACTGCGCCCAGGTCTCGCTCACGGGCTCCGGCTCGCCGGGTACGTCGTAGCCGTCGGCGTCCTTTGCCGTCGTTTTCCGCAAAAACTGGATGCGCTTCGAGAGCTTTCCTGCGTCGACGTGCATCACGCGCCTCCTTCTGCGGCCTCGCCCGTGCCCGATTCGGGCACGGGCTCGGTCAGCTTGAGCTGGTTGAGCATCCGCCGAAAGGCGGGGTTGTCGCCGAGCGTCCCATCGACCGCCGCGTCGCGTCGGTCGTAGAGGTCGAGCGCGAGGTACTTGACGCATTGCAGATATTGCGCATAGCGCGGAGAGCCGTACTGCGGCTCGCGCACGCCCGCGCCGGCGAGGTAGGCCGCTGCCGCGTCCACAAAGCCGGGGAGCTCCGCGTCGTCCGCCTCTACGCGGCAGTAAGCGGCGATCTCGATCAGCCTCTCGCGCAGCATCGCTTAGCCCCCGCTCTTGGGCAGCGTCGCGACGACGACGCCCTTGTCGACCACGAGGTTGCCGCCGACCATCACGTCGCCGAGGATGGTCAGCAGGCGTTCCTGCGCCTTGTAGCTCTCGTCCACGCGCACGGTGAAGTCGGAGAACAGGCCCAGCTCATAGTTGAGCGGGTTGCCGTAGATCATGGTCTGGATCGCGGCGCTCGTGCTCGCGGTCGCGGTGCTCAGGCTGGTGAGGTCCGGGCAGATGGTGTAGGGGATCACCACGCCGCCGTCGCGGATCACGCCGACGTTGGGGTTGGCCATGTCCGGCTCGATGGTGAACAGGCGGCGCTTCTCGTTCGTGCCGCGCAGCTGGCCGATGGCCTTGAGGTCTTCCTTGGTGAGCAGCAAGCGGGCGCTGCCGGCGACTTCGGTGTCCGCGCCGTAGGCAAAATAGAGGGTGTCGAGCAGGTCGACGTCCACCGCGCTCACGTCAACGCTGGCGAAGATGCTCGCGCCCGCCTTGTTCTTGGCGATCTTCATGCCGTAGAACACATGGCTGCTCTCACCGTCGCCGTTGACGATCAGCTCGGAGCACTTGCGGCGCATGGCGCGCATCGCCATGCCGTAGATCTTCGCGTAATAGTCCGCGGGGGTCAGGTTGCCGATATTGCGGTCGACAAAGCTCGTCACGCTCATGTCGTAGGGCTTGATCTGCGCCACACCGAAGGTGGGGTCGGTGCTTGCCGTGCGGGCTTTGCCGGCGGTGGACGCCACCGTGCCGACCTTGGCGTCGAGCTCAGAGATCACATAAGGCTCCTGATACTCGCCCAGGCCGGAGAGGTTGACCACGCTGACCTGGTCGATGATCGCGCTGAGGGGCGCGTCGCCGCCGCGGATGTCGCGACCCACAGCGGTGGGCTCGGCGAGCGAGGTGGTCGCGAGCGTGATGGCCTTGCGGACCTCCGCCGCGCTGAACTTGACCTCGCCGCCCTTGCGCAGGATCTCCGCGCGCTCGAGAGCTTTGTCCCTGGCCTCGCCCGGAGTATCCTGCTTCTGCATGAACTGGCGGTCCTGCTCGTCGATGAGGGTCTTGACCTCGGTGATCTCGCTGTTGAGGTTCTCGATCTCGGTCATCTTGCTCCGATAGTCCTCGCGCTTGCCCTCCTTGAGCAGGCTCTCAGCCTCGGTGAGCATGCCGGCGCGCTTCGCCAGCAGGTCGTTGTACTTTCTACGCATTGTGTGCCTCCTTAAAATCTCATTTTTTCAAGCTCCAAGGCGGCTTCGTCCGCCCAGTGCTCGTTGTTATCAGCGCCCTCCGGCGCGTGGGTCTCTTGCATTTTGGCGCCGCCGTAGCGCTTCGCCTTCACAACGCCGGCCTCCGGCTGCGCGGGCACGGCCACGAGGCTTACCTCGTAGGCGTCCGCCGCGCCGTCAAGATCAAAGTGGCAGAGATGCCCGTCGTACTCTCGGCCCGGCCAGTGCTCGCACAGCGTTTTGCGCTGGTCCGCGCCGCAGATCGAGCAGTTGACGCGCTCCACCGCGCAGCCCACGCTGCACTCGCGCAGGATGCCGCCCTCGATGGCGGCGACGGTGTCCGCAGCGCCTGCCGTGCGGACCATGTAGCAGCTGAGTACCAGACGCTTGACCTCGCCCTCGTCCGCCACCTGTGCGTCGTACACGCGCGCGGTCTGCGTCTCCGCGCTCCAGCGGTGATCGCGCAGCACGGGCTTGCCGATATAGAGCTTGCTCAGCTGATCGAGCGTCGCCTCGGTGAAGCGCTCGCCGTCGCGGTCGACCTGGTTGTCGCAGGCAGCCAGACGGAAGGCGAACACCTCGTCCGCGCTCAGCTCACGCAGCGCCTGTGCGTTGATGAGGGCAAGCTCTCGCTCGCCCACGGCGGCCTTTTCGATCCGTGCCGCCTTAAAGATCATATCCATGCGGTTTACTCCTCTCCGGCGGCCGCGCCGCCGTTTCTCTGCGCGCTCAGCTCCGGCCACAGGTCAAGCGGCACATAGTTCAGGCTCGCGCGCCTGCGGTTGCCGCCCGGCACGTTTGGCAGATCCTCCAGCGCCGCGATGTCGTCGGGACTGAATACGCTCAGCTCGCTCATCGTGCGGTACCAGTTCGCGCGGCTCGCCGTGTCGCCCTTGAGCTCGGCCATCATGTTGATGCGCAGCTCCAGCCCCGCGGCCAGCTCGCTGTCGGTCAGCAGCTTGTAGCTCTGTTCCTCCTCGTACTGGGTCACGATGGGGTGCAGCGTGCCGACAACATACTCGATCGCGTTCTGCTCGTTGCTGCCGTAGGCCTGCTTGCCCTCGTTGAGCTTGTAGAGGGGGACGCCGAAGTAGCGCGCGATGTCCGTGATCGACAGCTGCTTGTTTTCCACAAACTGCGCGTCGCGGTTCGTCCCCGCGATGCTCGTGTACTTGAGACCGAGGTCGAGGATCGCCGTCCGGTGCGCCTTGCTCGGCCCCATGTGGACGCGCTCCCACTCGGCGCGCAGCCGGTCCTTCTTGGTCATAAGCGAGCCGTCCGCCGCCTTGACCGGATTTCCCTTGGGGTCCAGCACATAGCCACCGAGGTCGGTGTCGGTCTCCAGCACGCCGCCCGGCTGCCCGCCGTTGGCATAGTAGCTCAGCTCATACTCCTGCGCGGCCCGCGCCGCGGCAATCACTTCGCCGGCGCGCGTCACCGTGCCGAGACCGAGCAGGCCGTTGCGCGTGGCGTTCTTGTAGTGGCACACGTCTTCGTTCGGCAATCTCATGACCTCGCCGGAGAAGGGATGCGTCACGTCGTACCACACGCGCCCCGCCATGTCGTGCCAGGGCTGCACCAGATACCACGGCACCGGGATCAGCTCCACCGGCTTGCCCGTGCGCTCGTCGCGCACGATCCAGTCGTAGCCGTTTCCGCCTTCCAAACGGCTCGTCTCCAGCACCTTCTTGCGAATGAACGGGGTCATGGCCTCGTTCGGCCGGATGTTCAGCAGCCGCAGCAGCTCGTGGTCCGTGCGCTCACGCGTCCTCGTGTCGATCACATAATTCGGCAGCTTTGCGATGCTGTCGCTCAGCAGCTCAATGCAGCGGTCGACCGCGCTGAGCTTGCGTGCCGCGCTCTGCGGGTCTTCGCCGACGGCCAGACCGCCGGAGGCCGTCAGGCTGCCGACCGTTACGGACTTGCTTACGGTGGGCGAGCGTGCGGTCGCCGCGCGCAGGCCCTTGATAATGCTCATGCTTGACCATCACTCCCTTCGTCGTTTGCACTATCGTCAAAGCCGTCAATGACGGCCATTGCGATCAAAAGAATGCCGCCCACGATAAAGCCGGCCGGGATATAGATCATCCCCGCGCCTACCGTGATGAGCAGCACGCCAAGCTTCAGCACGGCGTCTCGCAGCTTTTCCACAGCCTTCCTCCTCACAGCGTGAAGTCCGCCCGTGCCACCGCCGCGGCAAGATCGGGCTTCTGATTCCTGGCAACCATCCACACGGCCATCACGATGATGCTCGCGACCGCCGGGTCGATGCGCCCCGTTGATTTATTCTTGAGCGGCTTGATGTTGCCGTTTCCGTCCGCATGGCAACGGACGTTGCCGAAGGTCCAGCGGAAGCAGGTGTTGTGGACGTGCAGCAGCGTGTGGCGCTGCATCATGTCGTCCGTCTCCTTCATCGCCGGGCTCATGTTCTTGAGGTCCTGCGGGATCTCGATGATCGGCACGATCGGCGCGAGCCGCTGCGTGATGGTCCGGCTTAGATACGGGTCAAAGCCCACCATGCGCAGGTCGTAGCGCTCCCGCGCCTCGCGGATGCGCTCCTCCACCGCGCCGTAGTCGATGACCTCGCCGGGGCAGAGGTCGAGGAAGCCGGCACGCGCCCAGTCCCGGTAGGGGACGTGGTCGCGCTTTTCCGCCTCGTCCACCGTCGCCTCGGGCCGCCAGATGCCATAGGGCAGCAGCACCGCCATGTCCAGCCCCGGCTGGGGCGGGAAGAGCAGAACAAAGGCCGTCAGGTCGCGGCTCGTCGAAAGGTCTACGCCGCCGTAGCAGAGCTTGCCGTCCAGCTGCCGCAGCCATTCTTCGCGCTCGCGCTTTTTGCTCGGCCCCCATTGCGTCTTGTCATAGAGGTTGAGCGAGATCCAGCCGACCGACTTCGTCGTGATCCATTGGTTGAGCCGCAGCCATCGGAATACGCGCTCCTCGGCTTCGCTGCGTTTTGCGCTCGCTGCCTCCATGCGGATGTTGCGCAGGCTTAAATGTTTACCGAGCGAGGGGTTGCAGAGATACCACAGGCTCTCGTCCCAGATGTCGAGCTTTTCCAGGTCGTCCGGATCGTCGCCGAACAGCGCCGTCAGGCCGTAGAGGATCGGCAGCCAGTTTTCCTCGTCACGGCCGAGCAGCTCGGCCTCCGCGTCCGCAAGGTCCTCGTCCCCGACATGCCGGAGGGAGAGGACCGAGCGAACGTCGCCGCCATCGCTCCGGATGCGCCGCAGCTGCCGCGCGTCGCGGATGCCCACAGCTTTCTCGTGGATCTCCCAGCCGATGGAGCTGCGGTCGGGGTCGTCGCCCGCGGTCGTCAGCACGATCCATGCCGGCTGCCGCCGGCTCGCGCCCGCCGCGCCGGTCATGACGTCCCACAGCTCGCGGTTAGGCTGCGCGTGCAGCTCGTCGAAGATGACGCAGCTCGGCTTGTAGCCGTGCTTGCTGTACGCCTCGGCGGAGAGAACCTGCAGAATGCCGACCGTGATCCACTTGTACCCGCCATTGCCGGTCTTCACGCGCTTGCGGTACTCGATGCGCTTGCGGCTCTCGATGGGCCGCAGCTCGCCCTGGGCGATCATCTTCGCCGTCCACGGCGCGCTCGTCGCCATAAAGATCGCCGCGTTGTAGACGATCGAGGCGTTCTCCTTGTCCGCCGCGCAGACGTAGACCTCCGCGTTCAGCTCGCCGTCCGCGAAAAGGTGATAGAGGGCCAGCGCCGCAGCTAGCTCGCTCTTGCCGTTCTTCTTCGGGATCTCGAGGTAGAGGTACCAGTACCGGCGCAACCGCTCCGCGCTCTCCTCCGTGCCCGATTCGGGCACATCGGCGCACATCGTGCCGTAAAATTCCATCAGGGCCTTGCGCTGCCAGTCGTAAAGGCAGAAGGGCTTGCCCGTGTCGGTCGTCGGCAGGCGCTCGACAAAGTCGCACACAAACTGCCCCGCCTCGCGGTCGAAAACGTATGCCATGCTACAGGCTCCGCGCCAGCGCGTCCACCTGCCGCTGCCGCAGCCGCTCCGTGAACTCATCCGTCCCGTCGCTTACAGGGATAGCCCCGGAAGCGGATGCTGCGTTGACCACAGCGGTCGGAACCACGATCCGGCAGCGGGAGGTCACGCTCAGGCCCATCACTTCGGCGCACTGCCGGGCTTGCTTAAAATAGCTGGCCTGGATGCTCGTCCATTCGCGGGCGAGCTTTTCATCGCTCTTTCGGATCGCTTCCGCAGCCTTCTTGTCGGCCTTTGCCCAGCGCTCGCGGCAGAGGAAATACTGCCCAAGGACGTCGCGGTCGAGCTCGGCATAAAGGCCCGCGCTGTTAAGCAGCTCGCCGATCTCGCGGTACTCTTTATGCAGGGCCTTCGGCAGCCACCTTGGGGGAGCGACCGCATCGACCGGAGGGACGACGATCTCCCGGTCACGCCTGCTGTCGGCCTCGGCTTTTGTCAAATGCTTCCGGCCATTAGCTTCCACCAATGCCGTCGGCTGTCGCTTTCCGCTCATACTGTTCACTCCTTTCCGCCCGCTGCGTTTTGCAGCGCATGATTCTCCGATGCAGTCCCCGGCCCTCGACGAGCGAGAGCGCGGGGGACAGAACCGTAAAGGCTATGGCCGGCTTCAAGAGCCGGGGACCACACCGGACGCTTTAGTATCTGTTCCACCGGGCCTACGTCAATACACCACGCATCAAGCGCAGTCCTTCGGCCCAGGCAGAGCGGCGTTTTGCTTTTCTTTGCTCCTGCGCATTCCCCGCCCCTCGCGATTCGAGGGCGCGGGGTAGGAGGAAATTCATGACCGCCCCGGTCAAAGAGCGGGGAACACGCAGGAGCCTTCCGCTGCATTTTCGCAGCGCCTTTCCGTTTGCCGCTGCGTTCCCGCAGCGCCTTTCCGTTTCTGCTGCGTTCCCGCAGCGCCTGTCCCACCGTCCGAAATTCTCCGTGGGGAAAAATTCTCTCACGAGGGAGGGCCGGCGGTTTCCAAGGGTAGCGCCCAAACTTTCTGACCCCGGGGAGTGGTCTGCAAGGAAGCCCCGCGCGACGCTCTCGCGACGCGCCCGAGCGCCCAAGCCTACTGCCGTGCCGCAGCGCCGCGGCGCTTTGATTTGCTGCGATTCTCGTGCATTTCTCGCGCCGTCTTGCGGCTATGGCAGCTGTGGCAGAGGCTCTCGAGGTTGCTACGGTCGCAGAACTTTGACCAGTCGCCCTTGTGGTCGACGATGTGGTCCACGTCCGTCGCGCGGCCCCGCCGCCCGTTCCGGGCGCACTCGCGGCAGAACGGCTCGCGCAGCAGCTGCGCCGGCCGCAGGTCGAGCTTCCACTCGTCGGTCTGGTACATCCAGCGCCAGGACTGCGCTTCCTCACTGCGCCGGTCGCCGCGCGGCCGATGGGCGTCGCAGTATCCATCGCTCACCAGCACGCAGCAGCCGGGATGCCGGCAGGGCCGGAGCGGCTTTAAGGCCATCGGGCTATCACCTCCGGGCAAAACAAAAAGCCTGCACCGACACAAACCGCATACAGCGGATCATGTGGCGCAGGCGCTAAGGCACAGGCACTCGTCGATATTCACGATGGACTCCATCCGGCAGCACTTGCAGTAGACCGGCAAGTCTTTTGCTCTGGTTCCGGGATCGAGCCGAAGGACTTTGCCGCGCCCGCATCTCGGGCAGATCAGCCATCCGTCCTTTGTGACCAGTTTACCATCATTTCGTTTTGATTGCAACACTTTTTGCCTCCTTTTTGCCTTTTGTCCACAAATAAAGCATAGCGTACAAGTAGAAACGTTCTATAGAAGTATTATCTTAGATTCATTAGTCTAAAATAAAAGTCCTTGCGTTTTCCGGCGGTTTTGCGATCCAATCCGCGTATTCGATGCGCCAAGCCGACATGCCGTTCACCTCGCGCACCAGCGGCCGCGAGCGCTCACTCCAGAAGGTCTCACGCGGCATCGCGGGCGCTCGCGTCTGCACGCGCACCGTGCGCGGAGGAATCAGCTGCCGCATCCCGCGCGCCACGCCCCACGGATGCTTCCCCAGCGAGATCATCTCGTCCGGCTTGCAGAAGTACCGCGCAAGCCGCCGGTAGCCGCCGTCGCGGCTGAGCACGGGATACTCCTTATAGCCAGGATTGACGAAGCCGTAGCCCCACAGGAACTGCACCACGGCAAACGGCAGGTCGTCCTCGCTCGCCACAAAGTGGATGTGCCAGCGCTTATTGCTGTGCCCCGCCTCCACCGCATAGACATAGCGCCGGATGCTCGAGTCGAAGCGCCGCACGCGCTTGCAGAACGCGGCAAAGCACCGCTTGACGTCCTCGAAAGACGCCGGCAGGTGCGCATCGTCAAAGGTCAGAACATAGTGGACGCCCAGGTAGCCGAAGAGGGCGAGGTAGAGCTCCAGCTTCTCCGCGCTGGAGCTCCACATGGAGGGCAGCGCGGGCGAGCCGCGGCATTGCTGCTCGCCCGCCCACGAGACGAGGCGGAAGCGGTCGGTCGTGTAGGTCTTCGTCAGCGGCCCGCTCCGCTGCGTGACCACGCACAGCTCAGCCATACACACTTCCGACCATGCCGGCGACCGCGCCGGTCATGTCGCCCTCAATAACGTACTTCGCCAGCCGTCTGCAGTAGAACTGGCGGTATTCTTCAAGCAGGACGCCCAAACAGTCGGTGTGCGAAACCTCACCATTGCACTGGTCAGCTACCCACACCGCATTGTTCCGGTCGATGCCCAACCCCATCAGCAACTTGATCATCCGTTTTCTTGTCATTTCATCCCTCCGTTCGCTTCGGTCGTCCGGCCTTCTTCGGCAGCGGCTCACCGGCCTCGCGCAGGATCTCCTCAATGCGCTCCTTCGAGCAGGCGTTGAGATCCGCGAGCACCGTGATCTGTGCCGCTGGCTTTGCCGCCTGCCGGTAGGACACCACGATCTCGCCCTTGCTCATCGGCAGAGCAGGAGAGTGCGGCGCGCCGCTCCGCACCGGAGGGCTTTTCAAGATCGGCGCCGGCTTGTCCGGCGCATTCGTCTGCTTCGGCGTTTCCGCGGGAGACTCCGCCCGCTCCGGCTCCGGTGCGGTGCCCGAATCGGGCACCGAGCGGACAACGCGCCCGCCAACGACCGGGCCGCCGCCTCCGCCCGCAGGCGTCGGCCTCGACTCGCCGATCGCGACAGGAACGGCGTCCCCCGCGACCACCTCCACCGCGCCGAGCGCGGGGAAGTCCTCGACCGCATAGGTCGTGCCGAGCGGCAGCACCAGCGCGCCCGCGCCGAGCGCGTCGCACACATAGGCGCGGAACGCCTCGAGCTGTTTGACGTCGGCGTGCAGCTCCGGCAGCTTGACGATCAATACCTTGCTCCCCGTCATGGTTCCACCCCTTTCAGCGCCCTGCGCAGGTCGATATAGTTGCCGCCGAGGCCCTTGTCCACCAGCTCCTGCAGCGCGTCGAGCGTCAGCTCGGCGTCCTTGGCGCTGCACACGTCCTCGCACAGGCTCTCCATGTCGCACAGCTTCGCGGCCGCGCCGTAGAGCCGCGCCGGGCAGGTGAGCAGGCTCACGCCCTCGATGCCCCACGCCCCGTCCGGCGTCTTGTAGGTCAGTCTCCGAAATTCAGCCATTGTCAGCCCTCCTATTCCATTCTTCCGGCAGTTGGGATAATTCTCCAATCCTCCGGCCTTTTCTGCGCGGCCCTAATTTGTTCCAGTGGCCCGCGCTCCTCACACAAAGCGTACTGCTTCCACCGGTAGCTTTGGAACGTGCGGTTTTTAGTCAGCTCCTCGTGGGGGATGTAGAGCGATTTGTACTCAAGGACATACATCGCCGCTTCGCCCCCTCAGCGCTTCTGTGCGCTCTATGTATTCAGCCATTTTCAGTCCTCCTGTTCTACGTACTCAAGCCGGCCCAGCAGCCGCCGGACCTTGGATGCCCGCTGCTCCGCCACCGCGTCTTCGACCTCAAACTCGATCGCCATCTGGTCGAGCATGATCCCAACGTCGGCGATCTCTTCGGCGATGTTGGCGAGCGTGTCACTGTCCACACGCCCGCGCAGGAACTTGCACAGCACATCCTGCAGCTCGGCCATCTCCTCAAAGACCATCGTGATCTGCGCCTGCGCGCCGTAGCTGCTGAGCGCCGCGCAGAAGGTCTTGTGTTCCATGTCAGTCATTGCTTTTCGCCTCCAATGCTTTCTCCGCTTCCTTGACGGAGAATAAACCTAATTTCCGTCCGCTTAGCGTTAGATAATCGTCCGCAAAAGCTGTCAGGAGGATGTTCCAATGGTCGCTTTTGTAGGTGATGCCATCCCTTTGCATTTCTACATCGTCGGCGTCCGAGAAAGGCAACACCACCAGCCGCCCGTCCTTGTCAGCCTCGGCCAGTACCTTTACTCGGCTAATGCCACCGCACTCTCTGACGATAGTGCAAAGGTCGTTCCAATCTTTAACCAGTATGGACACTTCCACCGGTGTCTTGCCCGTGTCCTCGTATTGCATGAGCCTGCCACGCAGTTCTGCGTATGACCATGCTGCGGTATAAAGCAGGGCAAGCAAGCCTGTCGGCTCATCAGGACCGTCCAACAAAAGCTCACCCATCGCATAGTCTACGCCATCATCATCCATTGGGAAGTCCAAGTCCGGCAGCAAAATCTTTGCGGCTTTGCGGATAAAATCGTAGAGCCGGATGTCTGGGTAATCCGGGCCATCACCTCCGCCCCGCACCCATGCCTCGAAGTCTTTGATATAAAACAGATTTAGGGCGGCATCAAGGTTGTTATCCGGGCAATTAGTTGTCAGTCTTTCCATTTGCCTTTCCTCCTTCGGCGGTTCCGGCAGACGCTCCGTCACGGGGATCCACCGTGTCCGCTCCTGCGCCACGGCGATCTCCTCAGCGTACCGCGCGCAGCGGTCGCTCAGGCGCTCGATCAAATCCGCGCCGTCCAGTCCAACGCGGTCGACATCGCAGCTGTGGTAAACATCCGCGCCAAACGTGTCCCGCATCTCAGCGGGAACAGATTCCTCCATACAGTAGGGGCAGTGCTCACAGTCGGACGAGTTGCCTGCGGTGGAAACGCACCGCAGGGCCCTGACGATCTCTTCGTTTTTCATGTTCTCCTCCTTTTCGGCTCATAGCCGAGCCGTTTGATCTCCGGATAGCGCTCCGGGAAGGGGTAAAATGTGCGGTCGCCAAGAAAAGCGAGCGTCGCGCGGTCAAGGCGCTCCTGCCAGACGTCCGACTCGTCGGTACTCTGGAGCGCAGGAAAATAGCGGTCGTAGGTCTCGCCCCACTTTTCCGCAAGGCGGCTGAGGCGCTCATAGCCCCAGCCGAAATCCTCGTGCATCGTGATGAGGAGCGTGTCGAGCATGTACTGCTTCATCGTCCGCTGCATCACATCGAGCCGCTCCTGCGTCAGCGTGTCGCGCTTTTGCAGCAGTCCTGACTTCTTCATGCGCCCTCCTTTGCCGACACCCTCGCGGGCAGCGGCCACCAGCCGAGGCACGGGGCCTCGATCGTAGCACCGCCGGCAAAGCGCCAGTCCCAGCCGCTCCATGTCGCAAGGCGGCAGGCATTCTTGCCGATGTCAAAGCAGGCATAATATTCGCCCGCCTTCGGCGGCGCGCCCGTCTGCCATTCCGGCGCAGCACTCGGAGCAGGCGCAGGGCTAAGCTCGTCCGACCGTCCGAGCAGGTAGTCCAGCGACACGCCCAGAAGGTCCGCGACGCGCGTAAAGCGGTGGATGTCGCTGAGATAACAGCTATAACCATAGGGCAGCTTGGTGTTAGTTGCATATTTCGCCTCGCCGTTTTCGAGCCGCACGACCTCGTCCGCGTCGGGGACGCCATACACGCCCGCGGCGTTGTAGCACTCCGCCACACTTTTTCCGGCTGCGGCGCGAGCGGCACCAAAGCGGCGCCACAGCTCCGTGATCTCGCCGATGACCGGGCGGTCGGCCTCCGCCCGCCGCTCCCGCTCGGCCTCCTGCGCGGCGCGCTTGTTGGTCTTGAGTCGGTCCTGCGTGGAGAGGAGGTGCGGACACACCTGCTTGCAGGTGGCCAGCTCCGAGCACTTCTCGCAGCAGGTCGCGCCGCAGGGCGCGTAGGAATAGCAACTCTCGATCAGCGTGGAGATGATGTGCTCCCGCTTGCCCTGCGCGCAGTCCGAGCAATTCCCGCCGTATTTCTTGCACGGCAGCGCGTCGAGCGCCTCCAGAGCCTCGGCGATCTTCGTCACATTCTGCTCGCCCAGATATGTCAGGCCGTGACCATAGTAGTTCTTTCGGTGCGTGTAGACGTGGGCGATCTCATCCTGCAGCTCCGTCGGCATGTGCGAGAGCGCGTAGGCTGTCGCCTCGGGCAGCTCGCCCTTCTCCCACGCCTTTGCGATCTGCTCAGATTTGCTCAGCCCCTCGCGGATCACCTTCAGCCGCGCCAGCTTGCTCTTGCTGATCTGGCAGACCTCGGCGACATGGTCGCGCATCCTGCCGGGGAACTCCACGCCCTCCTCCTGCAGCTGGTAGAGAAGCTTCTCCACGCGCTCGGCCTGCGCGCTGAGGTCCGCGTTGCTCATCCGGCGCGTGTCGCTGTTGGCGTAAATCAATCGCAGCTCCCGCATCGCGGGGGACAGCTCGCCGCGTTCCACGATGCACGGCACGGTCCGCCAGCGCTCCGGCTCGTCCGCCTTGCAGATCGTGCGGATGGCGGTCAGGCGCCGGTGACCGCTGACCACGATATAGCCGCCCTCGTCGTCCGGATCGGGACGCACGCGCAGCGGCTGCTGCAATCCGACCAGTTCGATGTTCTGCGCGAGGGCCTCAATGCCCTCCATGCTGTAGAAGTTTTCGCCGTCGCCGCTGAGCTTCGCCTCGTCGATGTATTCAATCTGCTCCCGTGTGCCCGATTCGGGCACGGCCTCGGGCAGCGTCGCCGCGAATTTTGTAATGTCAAACTTTTTGCCCGCCATGTTAAACCTCCTCCATCAGCTCGCCGGCGAGGCAGCGGTAATCGACCGCCGCGCTGCTGCGCGGGCTGTACTCCCGCATCGGCGAGAGCGTCACCGTGCTCTCCGGCACCTTGTCCGTGCGCCGTATCTTCGTCCGGTACAGCGGCACGCGCTGCGACCGCAGCAGCTTTTCGCACTCGCCCACGACCTCCGAGCTGCGCGTCTGCGTCAGCAGCACGCGGGACCGCAGCCCCGGACAGGCCGCGCTCAGACCGCGCAGCTGCGCGATCACGGCGAACACGCCGTCGAGCGAAAACTTGTCGGCGAGCGCGGGGATCATCACCTCACGCACGCTCAGCAGCGCCGCGACGCTCGCGAGCGTGTAGCCCGGCGGGCAGTCGAAGATCATCCAGTCGACCTCGCTGTCCGCAGCCGCGGCCTCGGCGAAGTGGCGCAGGCGCTCCGGCGCGCTCACGCCGTCCTTGATCGCCTGCAGGTCGAGCTCGTAGAGGTCGGAGCTGCTCGGCAGCAGGTCGAGCCCCGGTCGGATCGGCACGAGGTTGTCGCTCCACAGCGGCTCGCAGTCGCCTCGCAGCACATCCGCCGTGGTGGTGAGCTCCAGCTTGTCCGCCCCCGGCAGGAAAAAGCGCGTCAGGTTCGCCTGCCCGTCGCAGTCCACCAGCACCACGCGCTGCGCGTAGTCCGCGACAAGGATGTCGGCGAGGTTGATGGCGGTGACGGTCTTGCCGACGCCGCCCTTGTTGTTCATGATCGCAATGGTTTGCATAGCCTTTTCTCCTGTCTGTCTCTGTCAAAATTTGAAGCCCTCGCGGACTGTCACTCCGTCGCCGAGGTCGGCCTCGACGAGGAACCAGCGGTGCGCGCGGTTGATGTACACGATGCGCCCGGGCAGCAGCTGCGGGAGCTCCCGATGTCCGGGGCCGATGGCCGCGCCGATGTCCGCCAAAATGGCGTGGGGATCTCCGATTCTTGGCATGTCGTTTCTCTCTTTCTGTCTGTTCTCTTAGACTGGTGCGTTGGGGTCTTTCCTGATCTCGGTAAATTTGACCTGACCGGCGCAGCCCTTTCCGGCGGCCGCTATGGCTTTATGCACCTCGCGGTAGTGCTCGCCGCGCGTTTTCTCGTGCACGCGCATGGTCTGCGTCGCACCGTCGAAGTCCAGCTCGATTATCGCCTTTTCGCCCTCCTTGTTCTTCGCCACCTTAAGGATGCGTGAGCTCGCGTTGTCGTCTGGGTTGCTGGGGTAGAGAATAAATGCCACGTCAGCGTCCTGCTCAATCTGACCGCTCTCGCGGAAGGAGGCCATCGTGGGAGGCTTCGGCTTGCCAGATTCCTTTTCCGGTCGGCTGAGCTGTGAGAGGGCGATCACCGCGATCTTGCTCTCCTGCGAAAAGGTGTGCAGACCCAGCGAAATATTCGAAACCTTGTCAAAGCGGTCCTTGCCCTTTTCGTTGATGATCTGCAAATAATCCACAAAGATGATCTGAAACTTTCGATTGCGCGCGACGGCCTGAATGTCGTGGACGCTGAATCCGGCCGCCGGCACAATGCTGAACGGCAGCGCGTCGAATTTCGTCGATGCGTCGGCGAGCGCCGCCCATTCCGCCTCGTTCAGATCGCGCCGCTTGATCTTCGAAAGCGGGACCTGGCTCAGATGTGACATGATGCGGTCGGTCAGTTTCCGCGCGCTGGTCTCCAGCGAGAAAAAGCCGACGCGGTACGTCCGGCTCATGCTGAGCGCGAGCTGCACGGCCAGCAGCGTCTTGCCGGAGCTCGGGTACCCACCGAGCAGGATCAGGTCGCCGGGTTCGGCGTAGACCTTTGCGTCGATGTCCGGGATGTTCCACTTGAGGTATTCCGGCGAGCTGCCCAGGCGTGCGAAGAAGTCTGCCGCGGCCTCGCCGGAATCGACCACCTGCACGGAGCTTTTGGTCACCATCAGGCCGTTGAGGGCAGCCATCGCGTCATTGGCGGCGTCCATCGTCTCCGAGGCCGCCAGCTCGGCTGCCGCGTGCCGGACCTGTCCGAGCCGGCTCTGCTCCATCAGCACACCGGCGTAAAACGGCAGGTCGCTGCGGGCGAAAGCTGAAAACTCAAGCGCCTGCTTGATGATCGGCTCGTAATCCGAGCCGATGGCGTTGAGCACGCTTGCCGCGCTGACCGGTTCGTCGGCGAAGTGCAGACGGATGATCTCCTGATACACCGTGCGCAGCAGCTCGACGGAGAAAGCGTCCGGCTTGAGCTTTTCAGTGACCTCGCCGATGTCGTGCTGGTCCTCAAGCAGTGCGCCGACCACTGCGTACTCGTTCTGTTTGACCCAATCTGGCATCAGATCACCTCCGTGTCCTCAGCCCAGCCGCCGCCCGATGCACGCGGCCGTTTGTCCGGCTTGAGCTCGTAGACCGTCAGCCAATTACACGTGATCGCCTGTTCCAGCAGCGCGAGCTTCATCGCGCGGTCGCCTTCGGAGAGCCGGTCGAGCTGGCTGAGAATGCCGTTCATGGCTCGCGTGGTCATCACGGCCTTGCTGCGGTTCACCTTGGCGCGGTTTTCCAGCAGTCCGCAGAGGGTGGAGAGAAGCTGTTCGTCCTCGCCGCAGTAATCGAGCAAAACGTCTGCAACGTCATGGGGGACTATAGGGGGTATATTTATATATTTATTTTTCTTTTTTTGCTCCTCATTTTTGAGGATACCGTCTCCTCGTTTTTGAGGAGACCCCCTCCTCATTTTTGAGGATAGGGTATCCTCATTTTTGAGCATACCCCCCGCCAGCCCGCGGGCACTCTTGACCACCGGATAGATGTTCCGCTGCTTGCCGCCGGAAAGCGCCGTATTGAGCAGCAGCTCCGTCTCGATGTGGCCGCGATTTTCCAGCAGCGTGATGAGCGGGGAGACCCGCTTGCCGCTGATACCGACGTCGGCCCCGAGCACATCGTTGGTCGCCCAGCAGAAGCCATATTTGCCGCTGCGCCATGTGATGACGCCGTAGAGGAGCTTGGCCGAGGCCGGCAGCTCCTCATCCAGCATCACGACGGAGGGGATGACGGCAAACATGCCCCCGCCGCGTTTGTTCTCTCTCAATATCTCATCTCGCGTCATAGCCACTTCTCCTACCTCTTGGGCGGTCTAAATAGACGATCAATTTCATCACCTTTTCCGTCAGGGCGGTGACGCCGACGAGGATCAGGAAGATGTCCAGTCCCGTCATGCGCGCGCCTCCTCTCGGAGAGCCTTGACATTTCTCTTTTTCTGCGGTACAATAGCCTTGCAATGGTTTTCAGAGTTTCTCTGAGAGCGTGAACGCTTCGAGGTTGCCGCCTCGGGGCGTTCTTTTTTTGCGCCGTCCGCGTAGATCACCTGATACGCCGCGGCGATGGTCTCGCGCAGGTCCTGCACGATGTCGTCAAACTCCGGGCGCTCCGCGTCGTCGATCACGCCGTCCTCGGCGATGCGGAGCAATCCGGCCAGCCGGTCCGCTGCGTCGCGCAAACGGTTCGTCAGCGAGATGGTCGCCATCGGCAGGGGCTTTGGCTCCAGCTCCGGCAGGATGCCGAGCCGGTCGGTCGCCTTCGCGTGCTCCAGCGCCAGCCACCTCGCGCCGTAGACCTCGCACATCCGCGCTACGGTCTCGTCCGGCGGTGTGAGCCGTCCGCCCTCGTAGCGCTTGAGCGTTTCGGGCGAGATGTGCAGCCGCTCCGCGGCCTCCTCCTGCGTCAAAAGGGTCACCTTGCGCCCTCTTTGATAAATATTTGGGTATAACGCTGCCATTGTTCTCATTCCTCCTTTGTGGTAATGTCGATTTAGCGGGCCAGCATGGATGCCAGCACCGGGGCCGCGATCCCGCGGCGGTCGATGCAGTAGCGCTGCGCGGCGGTGCGCGGGTCGATGCCGAGGTAGCCCCCGACGTCCTTTGCCGTCAGCAAGCGGCGGTTTCCGGTATACTCCAAAAGGTCCGCCAGAACCGCGCGGTAGGTCTCCTTTTCCCTTGGCATAACGCCCTCCTCACTTTCCTGCGGCCAGCGCTCTCGCGTCGGCCGCGCCCTTGGCCGCCACCGCGGCCCTCGCCGCCTCGCTCGCGGCGCGAAGCGTCTCGTCGTCGTAAAGGTCGTTGACCTCACACTCCAGCAGCGCGGCGATCGTCGGCAGCTTGTCTGCCGTCGGCATGGCCGCACCGCTCTCCCACCGGCTGACCGCCATCTTGGTCACGCCGAGCCGGCGGGCCAGTCCGTACTGGCTTACTCCGCGCGCCTCGCGCAGCTCCCGGATGCGGAATCTTGTCAATTCTTGTCACGTCCTTTCTCTTGATTTTGCGTGAAATTTGTGATATACAGTAAATTGTGGATTTACTTTTCGCCGCCGCGCGCGCGGCGGATCGCGCCCTCATCGACGCAGACGCTGCCGGACATGATCTGACGCTCTATTTCCGCACCCTTCATGACCGCCATCATCAGCAGCTCGCGCGGGATACCGCACCGCTTGCTGATGGAGTTTGCAAGGATGCTAAACTCGACAATGATGGTCTGCGTGCTCCCCTGCACGGTGACGACCGAGCCGCTCGGCGCAGACTTGATGCTGATCTCAAACTCGTGCATATTCCCCGCTCCTCTCGTACGATGTATGCTGTGTGGCAATAATCTGATTCAGCGCAGCGCTGAGTTCGCGGAGCCGCTGGACCTTGGCGTGATCTGACATCTCCTTCGCGCTGACGACGGCCTGGACCATACCGGCAAACGCCGGATAAAGCCCGCCGCGATCGGCTGCATCACGCAGAAACTCAAACTCGTTCATGCCTTTCTCTCCTTTCTTTTCGTGTAAACCTTGCGTTTACCTTGTACGCCTATCTTAAATCCGTAATTACGGAATGTCAATAGTAAAAATGCGTAATTCTGTAATTTGTCCGTAATAACCAATTGCCTTTAAGGAGTTTCTCGT